GGGGCAAAGAAGCGGAGCAACGGGGGCACCACCGCCGCCGCCATGGCATAGGCGGCCCGAGGATGGGCCGAGAGCACGGGGGCAACGGCGGCCCGCCATCCTTCCAAGGTGCCCGAGGCCACCACCGCCTTCACGGTGTCTCTTTGCTCCCCTTCCAAGAGCCCCATGCGAAGCCCCGCCCGCCGTGCTCCTGGTAGGAAATGCACCTCATCAAAGCCCCGCACAAAGGCCGAGCCATCGGGCAGCCACCCGGTGGTGCTAGCCAAGGCCGCCGTGGGCCACCTCGGCGCTCTCCGCTCGGCCTCCGCCTCCGCCTCATCCGCCTCCATGAGGGCAAGCGCCCCGTCTATGTAGTCGACCAAGACCTTGGCGGAGTTGGAGCTCACGGGGAGCCCCTTGCGCCGCCAGCTCACCAAGGTGCGGGCTTGGCAAGCATCCGCCGCGGGCACCTCCTCACCCTCGGCCCGTTGGCTCCCGTAGGCTAGGGTCACAAAGTGATCCCCCGTCTCAAGGCTCACGGCCCGCCCCTTGACCCAGATCGCGGGGTAGCAGACGGCCACCCAATCCACCTTGCCCTTGGCGCTCACCACCTTTCGCATGAGGTGGCCCCGCTCCTCCTTCCACCCTTCCGGCATGGGGTGGAGCATCGGCCGAGGGTGCGAAGCCTCCACGGGCTCGAGCTCGGAGACCTCCGCCTCTCGGGGCGGTGCCATCATCGGGGCACCCATGAGGCCCGCCTTCACGGCCTCGAGGCCAAGGGTGGCGTGGAGATCATTCCAATCGGTGCCCCTGGTGGGATGGTTCGGCGGCCAGCTCGGGGCAACGCACCGCGCCCCCACCGCCGCCGCCGCGGCCTTGCCCGCCTCGAGCCCCGCATTGTGCTCATTGGAGAAATCATCATCCGCCGCCACCACGATCGCGGCCTTGGGTGCCTTCTCACGGGCGAACCTCGCCACGGCCATGAGCTGGCCGCTATCCATGGCGCACAAGACCGTCCAACCCGTGGCCGCGTGGATGCTCAAGCCCGTGGAGTAGCCCTCGCAAATGGCCACCGTGCTCGAGCTCCCGCGGATGGCATGGAAGGTGCCCGCCCGCTTGGCCCCCTTCTCGTAGGTCTTCACCCAACGGCCCGTCTCGCGGTCTTGCCATATGCGTTGGAGGTTGGCCAGCTCGCCGGAGGTATCCTTGAGGGGCACCAAGAGCGTGCTCCCCTTCCGATAGCTGCCCGGAGCGGCGGCCACGCCCTTGGTGGCAAGGTAGCCAAAGGAGCCCGAGGCCTCGGTGGCCTCCGCCAGCAGGTTGGCAACCCGCACCGCGGCGGCCTTGGCATCCTCCGCCCGTTGCATCTCACGGGCCTTGGCACGCTCGAGGCTCTCGGCCTTCCATGCCGCCAGCTCGGTGGCGCTCATCTCGGAGGTCTTCTCCCCGTGGCTCCACTTGGTGGCCCCTTGGCCATCCGCCCAATTGCCAAACGCGCCTCCGGGCCGCCCGTCAAGGTGGAGGCAATACCACCCCGCATCGGTGCCCTTCTTGCCCTCGACCCCGCATCGGTGGATCTGGCCATCGGCCACCACCTCCCGAATGATGAGGCCACGGCCACGCGCCGCCTCCAAAAAGGCTTGCTCTACCTCTCCCATGCTATCCTCCAAGGTTGCAAAAAGATCGGTGCCCCGCTATGGTGCGGAGCATCGGGCGGCCGCTTGGTGCAATCTCGCGGCCTCCCTCATGATGCCATCTAGGCGCTCCCCCGTCAAGATCGCGTCTACCGTCACCCCTCACGCGGTTCCTACCCTCCGCCGCGTGGGGGGTGGCCCGTTTTGCCCATGGCTGACCATCTCGGTGGGCTCACCGCTATGGTGCCCGAGCCTCCGGCCAGCTCCTCGAGGGCGACCTTCCCAAAACCTTCCCAATCTTCCCAAAACCAAAAGCGAAGTGGGAAGGTAGGGAATGGGGTCTAGAGCCTTTGATCTTTGGCCTTTTTTTGATCCATATTCCCAAAATTCCCAAAATTCCCACTAGTCTCCCTTATGCGTGCGCGACCCCCCCCCCTCTCTGGCCGCTCAAGGGGGGCCCTTGCGATCCCCTATAAGGCTTCCCTTCGTGGGAATTTTGGGAAGGTGGCCCGTTTTGGGCCCTAACCCCGCGAAAGTGCGACACTTTTGACCTTCCCACTCGGTTGGGAATGTGTGGGAAGGTCTGGGAAGGTTTCGACCTCGAGGCCCACCAGGCGCCCGCTCGAGCTGGCCAATCTTCCCACCTTCCCACCTCGGTGGCTCTCACCCGCCGCCTCTTGACCTCGGCCCGCACCTCGGGGCATAGTCGCGCCCGGCACCTCCCCTCTTGATCTTGGCGGGTCACGGGAGGCGGGGAGGTGCCACTATCTGCCCACCCCCTCCCAAAAAGTGACTCTTGCGCGAGGTCGCACCATGGCCAAGTTGAGCCCCAAGGTGATCCAGACCGTGACCGATGGCATCCGGATCGGCATGACCATTGAGGCCGCGTGCCGCCTCGGCGGGATCACCAAGCAAACCCTCCACCGCTGGCGGAATGCGGAGCCTGGCACCCACGATGCGGAGCTCCTGGCGGCGCTCGAGGATGCCATGGATCTGGCCATGGCCGAGGGCCAGAAGGTGCTCCTCGAGCGGATGCAACGCCACTCGGCGGGGGCCAAGGATAGCAAGGGCCGACCGGTTCGCGACTTCTCGGAGTGGCAAGCCACCAAGTGGATCCTCGCGGCCCGCCACAAGATGGGGGTCGAGACCAAGGTGGATGTGACCTCTGGCGGCCTCCCGGTGAAATATGTGGTGACCATCCCCGTGGTGGATCGCGTGGATGAGGCCGAGGATGGGGAGGAGTGATGGCCGCCATAGCCTTCACCCCCGGCATTGCATGGGTGGCCCTCCTTGCCCTCTGGGTGGCCGTTGTGGTGGTGGCGTGGCTCCTCATGAGCGGTGAGCCTTGAGCGCCGCCCTTGAGGTGCCCTTCACCCTGCCCGCTCTCTACCGGAAGCAAGCGGCGGCGGTGTGTGACCCAGCTCGGATCACGTGCATTGAGAGCACCACCAAGGCGGGCAAGACCATCGGTTGCATCGTGTGGCAAATCGGGCAGGTGATGAGCGGCCCCGAGGGTGCGGAGCATTGGTGGGTGGCCCCCGTCTATGAGCAAGCCATGATGGCCTATCGGGAGGCGTGGAAGCTGTTGAGGGGCCAACGGGGATTCAAGCAAGCGCTGGCGGAGCGTGCCATCCTTTGCCCTGGTGGGCGGCGGTGGAGCTTCCGCTCGGCCGACAAGCCCGACAACCTCTACGGCTCGGCGGTGACCTCGGCGGTCTTGGATGAGGCAAGCCGCATGAAGGATGAGGCCGTTGACGCGGTGTATAGCACCACCACCCGCACTCGCGGGCCCATGCGCCTCATTGGCAATGTGAGAGGCCGGGCCAATCGCCACTTCCAATGGAGCCGCAAGGGTGAGGCCGGGGAGGAGGGCTTTGCCTACCATCGGATCACGGCGGATGATGCTGTTGAGGCGGGGGTCTTCCGGGAGGATGATGTGGAGATGGCGCGGCGCTCCATGCCCCATGCCATCTTTCGGGAGCTCTACTTTTGCGAGCCCGCCGATGATGGGGGCAACCCCTTCGGCATTGAGGCCATCCGGGCTTGCGCCGAGCTCAATGGGGGCAAGCCCACGGGCAAGCCCGTTGCTATTTGGGGGCTAGACATTGCCCGCAAGCGGGATTGGGCGGTGCTCATCGGCCTCGACCACGCCCGCCAGGTCGCACAGCTCCACCGATGGCACGGCCTCTCCTTTGGGGCGCTGGTGGGCGAGGTGGCCCGCATCGTGGGCAAGGGCTCACGGGCTTGCGTGGTCTATGATGCCACGGGCGTGGGAGACGCGGTGGGGGAGCAACTGGTGGCGGCCCGCCTATGGGTGGAGCCCTTCATCTTCTCCTCGGCGTCAAAACAGGGGTTGATGGAGGGCTTGGCCTTGGCCTTGCAACAGGGGCGCACCTCGGTGGTGGATGGCCCGCATCGGGCGGAGCTCGAGGCCTTCGAGTATGATGTAAAGCAGGGCCGAGTGGTCTATGGTGCCCCCGCTGCAATGCACGATGATACGGTTTGCGCCCATGCCATGGCTTGGTGGGGCGCGGAGCGGTTTGGTGTGACAACGGCCACGCGGCGCGGGATTATCTCCGCCCCCGCGGGCTCCACGGTGAGAGGCGCAACATGGTGAGAGGCCAGATCTTGGATTCGCGGGGCAACCCCATCTCGAGCGAGCGGCTCAAGACGGGCACCAACCTCATCTCCGCCCGTAACTTCTTGGGCGGCCTCCCGGATGCGGATGCCAACCTTGCCCTTCTCCCTATGGAGCGGCGCGGCGTAGCTGGCCTAGTGGGCCTCTACCGCGAAATGATGGATACTCATGTGGGCATCTCGGCGGCGGTCTATTGGGCGATCACCGAGGCGGCCTCCCTCCCCAAGGAGGTTGCGTGGCCTCACCAAGGCGACCCCGATGCGGAGGCCGAGGCCTTCATGGCCCTATGCCGCACCGCGGTCTTGGATGAGGCGGTGGTCTATGACGGCCTCCTCGAGGGGAGCAACGCCCTTTGGGTTTATCCCTTGGTTGACGCATTCATTGGCTTTGGCCTCATGGCCCCCCGGATGATGAGCGGCGGCGCGGTGGAGTGGTATCCCATCTCCCAAAATGCCGTGATGCTCTGGCGGCCCAATGGCTACCTCCTCGGCGGAGTGCGTTTCTCCACGCCCAATGGCTATGACGATATTGACGCGGCGGAGCTAGTTCACACGGTGCATGGCTTCGCGGGCGCGGGCGAGTTCGAGGGGCGCTCCATGCTCCGGTCTTGCATCCAACCCTTCGCCATATGGAAGCAGATCGCCATCACGGCGGGCGTCTATCAGAACCTCCAAAACGGCTTCTTGGATATCTCCTTTGAGCCCTCGGTGGCCGAGGCCGATGTGGCCGAGTTCAATGCCTTTGCCCAAGCCTTCCAAGATGGCCAGCGGCGCTACCTCCTCCGCCCCAAGACGGTGGATGTGGAAATGCGCTACCCCTCGGGCACGCCCTCCGATGTGGTCGCCCAGCTCGAATATTGGGATCGCCAAATTGAGAAGCAGCTCAATGCGCCGCTGGCGGGGATCGCCCAATTCGGCTCCCGCGCCATGGCGGAGACCCTCGACGGGGCAAGCGGGCGGAAGGCCAAGGCTTGGATCAATGGCATCTTCGAGCGCTCCTCCCGCGCCATGTTCGGATGGCTTGCCCGCCAGGTAGGCTACACGGGCAAGCTCCCCAAGGTTCAAGTGCAATCGGCGGAGCTCACCACCGGGATGGATGGTTGGGCGGCCTATGTGACCGGCATCCAAGCGGGGCTCCTCACCCGCGGGCCGGAGGATGAGGCATGGGGGCGGCGCGTGATCGGTGCCCCGGAGTTGCCCGTCAAGGAAGAGGTGGAGGTGGATAAGGAGACGCCCGCGCCGCTGTTGGCGGGCTCCCTCCAGATCGCGCAAGATGTGCTCTCCAAGCTGGTGGCATCGGCGGCCAACCCCGTGCCCCTTGCGCCCGATGCGGCGCTCATCTTGCTCCAAGCGGCGGGGGTGCAAGAGAGCAACGCCCGCACCATGGTGGAGGCTCAATTGCGGGTCACCCCGCTCGGCGCGGCCCCCGTGGAGGCGGCCCCCGTTGCGGGCGCGGCTCCCGTGGTGGGAGCGGTTGGCCCCCTGCCCGAGGATGAGCCCCCGAGCGGCGGCGGCGGTGGCGGAGGCGCACCTCCCGCGCCCAAGGATGAGGTCACGATCCCGGGCTCCAAGATCACGGTGCCCGCGGCCATTGGCACCGCGCCCGCCTTCGCTCCGGCCACCTCGGCCAAGGAGCGGGGCAACCTCGGTGAGGCCGAGGTCAACCTCGAGCCCACGGGTGAGATGGCGGCGGCGGCGGAGCGTGCCCTGGCGTGGCGTGATGAGCACGGGCGCGGGGGCACCGAGGTGGGCGTGGCCCGTGCCCGTGATATCAAGAATGGCCGCAACCTCTCCCCGGAGACGGTGCGCCGCATGAAGGCCTACTTCACGCGCCATGCCTCGGATGCCAAGGCGGAGGGCTTCAATAGCGGGGAGGATGGCTTCCCCTCGGCGGGCCGGATCGCGTGGGATCTTTGGGGCGGCGATGCGGGCGCGGCATGGGCCGAGCGGAAGGTGGCCGAGCTTGACCGCGCCTCCGATGCGGGGGAGGAAGCGGTGGCGGCCACCCTCCTCTCCGCAAGCCTAGCAGACCACCCGGATGTGCTAGTGCCCGACCCCGTGAAGGCGGCGGCGGCGGCGGCCCTCGAGGCTCACCGCAAGGCGGCCTCCAAGACCACCGACCCCGAGGCCATCCTCTTGGCGCGTGACCTCGCGGCGGGCAAGCGCCTGGCGTGGGCGCGGGTGCTCAAGCTGGCCAGATACTTCGCGGAGGTCTACCCCAAGGCCAAGGCCTCCAAGAGCTTTGCGGAAGGCGGCCCCGTCTTTCACCGCTATGAGCTCCGAGGCGGAGACGCGGCCCGCGAATGGGTGCGGGGGCTCCTCACGGCCTATGCCATGGCGGCCCACCAGCGGGCGGCGCGGCTTCACGATGGCGGGGAGTGCGGATGCGGTGAGGCCCATGGCGACCTCGGAGATGGGGAGGCGGAAGGGGTCTTGGTGGTCGGTGCGGATGGCAAGGAGTTCGTGACCTACCGGGAGTTGCGGCCCGAGGAGGAGGTGGTGGCATGGGTCACCCTTGCGGAGACGCGGCGGGCCTTGGACATTGAGCTCGGGCGGGCGCTTGACGCGGTAGCCTTTGACCATCGGGCCACCGTCAAGCGGGCGCTCCGAGACGGTTGGCAACCGGGAGAGCAAGATGCCATATGGGCGGCCTATGTGCCCCGCTATGCCAAGGTCTTGACCGATGCGGCGGGCGTGCTCCGGGCCAACATTGAGGCGGAGGTGCTCAATGAGGCGGCCCGCTCGGCGGGCGCGGGCGCGGTGGGGGCTATGACGGGGCCGGAAGCGGCGGCGGTGACCTCCACCATGGCCACGGCGGCCAATGCGCAATTCGCCAAGGCGGCGGCGCTCACCCAACTGGCGGCGGAGACCTTGGCCAACCGAGTGGGCACCGAGGTCTCGGATGCCATCCTCGGCGGCGCGGATCCCTCCAAGTGGAAGAGCCGCATCACGCCCCTAGGCTTGGCCGATTCGGCGCGGGCCTCTCGCAACCAGGTAGAGGGCGCGGCGCGGGTGGCCACCTATGCGGATGCGCCCGAGGCCAAGGGCGTGGTGCCCACGCTCCTCATCCGCTCGAGCATCCCCGATGGTAGCCGTTGCTCCATTTGTGCGGAGCGGGATGGGGAAGAGGTCAACATGGCCAACGACCCCGATGTGGAGATCCCGGAGCTCCCCGATCCCGAATGCCTTGGCGGCCCCAATCGGTGCCGTTGCGGCTGGTTCGTGGTCTATGGCAAGGTGAGCTAGGGGCCTTCCTCATAGGCCTTGATCCGCTCCCCAATCCACCGCATCACGGGCACCGCCATTGAGTTGCCGATCGCTTTGTAGCGGGGGCCATCCGCGGCGGGCTTGCCGCGGAAGGGGATCGCGGTCCACCCATCGGGGAAGCCTTGGAGCCTCTCGCACTCCATGGGGGTGAGGCGGCGCACGGCAAGGGGAGTTGCGACCGCGTGCGGGCCTCGGGCCACTAGGGCGCTCATTGTTTCGCTCGCTTCAATCCGCGGCGGATATTGCGCGGCGGCGCCTTGGTTGAACGCCGCGCGGTCGATGACCACGAGGTCGGTTGCGTCTTTGTAGTCGCGCGACTTCAGCGTCGAAGCAGTTCCGTCGATGGCGTACTGCCCGATCGCTTGCATCCTCGCAAAGCCTCGGCCAAGAGGGGCGGGAGCGCCTTGCCCCTTCGCTCGGCGCGGCGGAGTATCCCCTCGCAAGCTCTCGGGCTCAAATAGAACCGTGGCGGGAGGTCTCCAATCTCCAAGATAGCCGACAAGGAAGAGGCGGCGGCGGCGCTGTGGCACTCCAAAGTGTTGAGCGTCAAGGACCCGGAAGGCCCACCCATAGCCGAGTTGAGCCAGCGCCCCGATGATGGCACCAAGATCCCTTCCACCGTTGCTAGAGAGCACGCCCGGAACATTCTCCCACAAGACCCACCGCGGCCTAGTTCGGTTGACAAGAGAGAGGAAGGTGAGGGCGAGGTTGCCACGCGGGTCTTCCATTCCTGCCCGGAGGCCCGCAACAGAGAAGGATTGGCAGGGGGTTCCTCCAACCACAAGGTCAATTGAGCCGGGTGCGAGGTTCCATTGGGCATGGCGGGTGAGGTCTCCAAAGTTGGGCACGGTGGGGAAGTGATGGGCCAAGACGGCGGCGGGGAAGGCTTCAATCTCGGAGAAGCCAACGGCCTCCCACCCAAGTGGATGCCATGCCACCGATGCGGCCTCAATGCCGCTGCAAACCGAGAGAAACCTCACCGCTTGCACCACGGGCACGGGCAAGCCTTGAGGCGATAGCGGGCGGGGGTGTTACCGCTCCCCGCCTCTACCCCGTTGATCTCGCCCTCGATGATGAGGCGGCCAAGTTCGGAGCGGATGGCCTTCTCTCCACCGATGCCCACCAGGCGGGCAAGGTGGGCTGGTGATGGGTGGAAATCCAGCTCATGAGAGCGGGTCAAAAGATCTAGGATCTCTCTCTGGCGGCGGGTGATCATGGGGCTCCTTCACTTTGCGGCGGGCGCGGGGTGCGATTGGCACGCTAGCGGGGCAACGGGGAGGGGGCAAGGTCTTGGCAATGGCGGAGGGGCGGTGCAATCTTGCCTCCATGCGCAACGCCCGCCCAAAGCTCCGCACCCTTGAGGTCAACCTCGGGGATGATTCTACCCTCCGATGGGTGAGCCTTCTCCCGGAGGCGGTGATCCATGCCAATGGCATGGCTTGGGATCTGGCCTCCGATGTGACGGATCCCGATTCGCTCCGCTTCCGCTTTGACGATGTGGTGGCCAGCCTCCATGCGTGGCTTGCGGAGTATGCTCCGCCCGTGGCCGTGGAGCACACCAAGGATGGCACCGCGGCGGGCTATCTTCGCCGCATTGTGGTGCTGACCAAGGCGGAGGCGGCGGAGCTTGGCATCCGCCAGCCCGTGGATCGCATGATCTATGGCGGCCTTGACCTCACCTCCGAACGGTGGGCCGCGGCCTTTGACGGCGGGGAGGTCCCCTACATCTCCCCCAACATCCGGGCCTTCGCCGCCACCGAGACCGACGCGGATCCCCGCTTCATCTTTGGCATCGGTGAGGTCTCCTTTGTGACCATCCCCCAGATCAAGACTAACCAGGTCCCCGTTGCAGAGATGCGCGGGGTCTCACTTGCGGAGAGCCCAATGAAGATGAGCATGGAAGAGTGTGCGGCCTATTGTGCGGAGAATGGCATGGATGAGGCCGCGATCGCGGCTCTGATCAAGGCTATGTTCCCGGAGCTCCACAAGGAGGCTCATGAGGCCAACCCGGAGCTGGCGGAGGATGCGGAAGCCATCGAGGCCGCCGCCGTTGCGGAGCTTGAGCGGGCCGCCGCCATCGAGAAGGAGGAAGAGGAAGAGGAAGAGGCGGAGAAGCCCGAGGCCCTCCTTGGTGAGATCACCCGCCTCAAGGCCGCTCTGATCAAGGAGCGCCGCGCCAACGCCCTCTCCGCCGTGACCGCTGACCTCAAGGGCCGCAAGGTCTCCGATGCGACCAAGGCCAAGCTTGCGGAGAGCTACCTCTCCGATCGCGTCGCCTATCGCGCAATCATCTCTGACCTTGGCGCGGCCCCCTCGGCGGCCAAGATGAGCGCCCCCGTTGCCACGGCCCGCACCACGGCCCCCGTCGCGCCGGGTGTTGGCGGCCTCAATGCCTCCCTCTCGGAGGTGCTGGCCAACCCCAAGCGTTTCGCTGACCTCACGGAAGACGCGCAATGGGGCATGATCTCTGACCTGGCGGAGCGTGAGAAGTGCGAGCATTGGCTGGCGGCTTCTTGGCTCACCACGGGCAAGATGCCCGAGACGGTGCGGGAGCTCCGCAATTCGCGCGGCTTCGCGGGCCGCTAGGCTACCCCCTACCCCCTCAACCAACGGCCCCCATGCGGGGCAAGGAGACTGAAACATGGCGCTTGGAAATCTGACCTACAAGACCCCCGTCAAGATCGCCCTCATTGGGAGCAACCTCACGGGCAAGGAGGGCTTCATTGTCTCGCTCACGGATGAGGATCGGGTGGGCCTCACCACCGCCGCGAACCTCCGCCCCTACGGTGTGATCGTGGTGGGATGCGATAGCCTCACCCCGGGCACCTACCCCTCCCAGATCGCCGCGGGCGCTCTCGAGATCGTGGATGCCTACGGCGCGACGATCGTGGCCATGGCTGGCGGCACGGGTGTGACCTTCGGCTCCGCCGTTTGTGTCACGGCCACGGGCGCGTGCAACGATGCTCCCGCCCTCGGCGCTGGTGAGTGGATCGTGGGCTATGCCCTCTCCGCCGCCGCCGCTGGTGAGAGCTTCTTGCTCTCCTTCCAGCCCGTTGTCACTCAGGCCTAGCCCACGGGCCGCTCCCAACCCTTCCACCTCACTCTTGATCGGAGATAGACAATGACCACCCCCTTCATGCCGCCCATTGGTGTAAATACCGGGGCACTCAAGCCCGGCATCCTCCAGCGCATCTCGCTCTTCCGCGGCGGCGCACAGGACACCAACAGCATCACCCTCGCGCCGATCGTCAAGGTCGCCACGAGGGCCGGTTTCTACCACTACTTTGCGGAGAATGACGCCCTTCTCACGGGCTCGCCCCAGAACCCGCTCACCCCGGTTGACTATGACACCCCGGCATCCCCGGGCGGTCTCCGCATCTCGGCGGGCACGTTCAACAGCAACCTCTACCGTTGGGGCTTCCAGGTCTTCCCCCTCCAGCAGATTGCGGAGTTTGCGGCCCGCGGTGAGGACATCACGGCCCGCGCCGCCTTCAAGCTTGGCGCACAGGCGAAGCAGCACCACGCCAAGGTGCTCGGTGCCATCCTCGACGACAACGCCAACTTC